TTTTCCCATCGCTTTTTTTCCTTTAATCTGTTCAATTGACGTTATATCATCATTGGTAGATAATATTATTTCCTTTGCATTAGAATATGCTCTTGCTTTGAAAGGCTCTCCAGACCGTAACATTATTTTTTCCAGTTGTTCTAATATATCAACGAATTTTTCATTCCATCTAGGCATTGTTTTGATAGATGGATCTATATTTATTTCATTTTCCATAATTATTATTTTTTTTTTTCTGATTTTTTTGGGCAAAACTACCGGCGGTTTTACTTCATTCATATCTTCTATTTTTTCAATTTCTTCTATTTTTTCAATTTCTTCTATTTTTTCAATTTTCTCTATTTCTTCTGTTTTTTTATTTTTTCTCGTATATTTTCTTTTGGGTTTTATCACTGGGATTGGCTCGCTAACTACAATTTCTTGTTCTTGTAAACTTTCAGATTTATTCTTTTTCGTATATTTTCTCTTTGGCTTCACTATTTCAGTAGTTGGATCAGTTTTTATTTTTCGAGTATATTTTCGCTTAGGTTTAATTTCTGTATCCATATGTATAATTTTTATATATTATTTATCATTGATGATCAATAATATATTTTTTTTTCTAAATCTAAATTATAACTAAATGGCATTCTCGTTATCATCATTGAAAGTTTCTTCAATAACAAAATATTTTAAAAATTTATCTACTTTAGACTTAATTCTTTTTGGATTAATCGTATTGTATTTGATTTTTGATGTACGCCTTCCTCATTCATTGGATCCTTTTCTATTATCACCTTTAGGTATGATTGTATTGCTTTTAATACCCTTTGTATTATTTTTGTATGTTAATCCAGTAATCGGTGTTTTATCTCTATTTATGATTCATAAAATATTGTCCGATGCCAAACCGGTTGTTACAACTATTAAAACAGAATTACCAGCAATGAATCCTAATAAATTCAATAAACAAGGTGTAAGCTTTGATGATAATAATAATATTATCGTACCATCTTCGACTGTCGAAAATCACATAGATATGCCTAATGTTCCTACAAATACATTGGAGGAAAATGTAGTTACACAAATGGCACCCATTGGTGTTAGTGATCCTGCAACATTTATTAAGAGCAGTTACAAACCTATCACGTTAGATGATCATTCCGCTGCATCTCCTTATTAATAATATATTTTAAAAAACTTAAACATATATATTATTAATTATTATAATGGATTCACATAACGTTTTTAAATTGTCAGAAGTAATTACCCGTGATATTTTACAAGAAAAATTTGAAGAAGCCCAAAAAGATCGGCGCGGTAAGGAGGTTAAATTTATTGAATTTGTATTAATATCGGTCAAACGTTATGTATTAGAAAACAATGAAACCGGTGAAAAAAAAATAAATAAATGGTTTTCATTGCCAAATGGAATGAGAAAAGCAGTATTTATTGAAATAGAAGATAAATTAAAAACTATGTTTGTTGATAGTGTCATAAATATAACACCAAGTAATATTTATGATATAAATGATGAGAACAGTGTAATGATTGAAATTGACTGGTCAGAGCCACATTGCTTAACTTTCACTGAAGAAAATGACTCATCCGCTGTATGCAACAAGCTTGGTCAGGACGACGAAGCACTCTGATTTAGTTGTTGGAGGTGTAAACACCCCGTGACCACTTCGTAATGGATAAATATATATTTTTTATTGTGCCAATTGTTTTGTATGTTCAACATCATTCGCTAAATTACGTATAAAATTGGGTATCACCTCAAATGCCGCACCAACTTTTTGTGAAATAGGCGGCATATCACCAGGTTTAAATTGATTGTCGCCAATAATTGGCTGTAACAAATTGGATGTTACTTTTTGTATTTCAATTAACAAATATGAAACCAATAACAATATCAATGTAAAAAATCCGATCATATTATAAGCACGAATATTTTTACTTTCAGGGAACAATTGTGCTAATGACAAAAATATAATAATTATCATTGACATTGTAAATTGGAAAAATACCTCCATTCCGCCAACTAAACGTAATTTTTCCATAATATCACTTGATTTTAATACACAACGTACTGCAAAGAATATATAAAAATACGGAATAATAACATAAACAATTACCATAAAAAACACAAAAAACAAAAAATATTTCATCATAACAATTGAGTTATTAGTTGTTGATTCATTGAAAAATGTACTTTCTACCAAATACGTTTTGACAACATCTTGATTGCCACTCATATCATAAGGAATTAGTTCACATTCCATATTACTAAGCATATTCGATACATCTTTTGTTTCTAATCCTTCTCTGAATCCTTCTTTAATCGAACCATATAGTTTTTCCGTTGAAAAACCTTTGTTTATTTCACTTACGAATCCCTCGTTTTTATTAAGTTTACCTCTTACCAATTTATAATTCTTGTTCTGATAAACAATAATAGGATATGGCAAGTCTGTAACAGTAGGTATAGTATCTACATCTATCGGTGTTACAGAGAGCAAGACTATCGAATCTGGAGGCGAACGACTATTACGTCCCTCAAAAACCGATTCATATACAATAAATAATCCATCTTTTAATAACGGATTTAAATTAAGAGGTTTGTTTACCAAATGAGGATTTACAGTGTTCAGACCAAGTGAAACAAATGTACCCACTTTATTTTCAACGCTTGCAACAGACATCAGTCCATCAATTTCATTCGGAGGATTACTAGAACCGTGTAAAGGAAAAACAACATAAATATCTTTATAATTTGTTCCGGCAGAAGATGAAACGGTATGATGTATCACCATTTCACCGTCCATTACAACACCATTAATAGTATGAAGATCATTCATAATGTATACCTTATCTGCATTACAATTATATGTTGTTTTACCATCCTTATAAATTAATTGAGGACCTTGAGAATTCGATTCATATGTACCGTTACAATTATATCCTGATTTATCAATATGTGTTATTGTTGCGCCATTATAATTAAGTATAATTGATTTTGCAGAATCAATTGATCTATCATTCGTGAAAAATGTTTGAGGTGTGTATTTTTTTGTACTTGTACTCATTTATATATTTATTATATAAATAAATAATATTTTATTCTTAAAGCCGTCATATTATTTGTTCAAACTATTTCTTGAATACGTATCATCTTCGTTTAATGATACAGTATATGCATTACTTAACGTAACATTATTATTATCAAGAAATTTTACCGATATCTGTTTTGTATTTCCAATAGGATGATCATAGTAATTATGTTCATCTCTTTCTTCGGTATCAACTTCAGGTGCGGGTGCAGGTGCGGGTGCAGGTGCAGGTGCAGGTGCAGGTGCAGATGCAGGTTCCGGTTCTGGTGCTTCTTCAACTTGTGCTTCTTCGATAGGTGGAACATATGCCTGTGCAGGTTCAATAACATCTATCGGATATCCGTTAACAATAGGAACGTCCGGGATAAATTCAGTAGCTAATGGAATTAAATTATCATTTTCGTTAAATTCTATAAATCGAGTATTTAATGGGATGGTTATGATTAAAGGATTGTTATCTTGAATAAATTGCAATTCATTTATAATAGTACTATTTCTAGTGATATATTTCCCAACTTTATATTTATATAATTTACCAACAACAAATAGATTATTATTTTTATTTGGTTTATGTAATAATTTCGAAATTATATTTTGCGAATTCAATAGGATATCTTTTATAACACCCGATTGAGAACTTGAAATTATTTTTTCTGATTTTTCTGTATCGGTTCTCTTATTTATTATTTTATTTATTATTTTTTGTGAATGATCAATAATTGATTTAATTGTAGTATTATTATCTCCGCCTACATACACTTTATATTGTGGTAGTTCTGTGGGTTTTACACCTCCACCCACTAAGTTAGTAGTAACGTCAATAAATTCTTGAATAAACGTTAAATCTTGAGAACCTTCCAAATAAGTTGTCAATAATCCATTATCGTTAAATTCGAGATAATTATTTCCACCTTTATTTACTACGCCTTGATATGCACCAATAATTTGAAAATAATTTCTTGATTCGATCAGTCCAATTACAGTTACATAATTACTATCTATAGATTTACTATTATCAATTACACTACCTGATTTATTAATTAACTTATTTATCATATTTTGTGAATTACCAATAATTTGTTTTATTATGTTTTGTTTATTTTGTTGATCGTTTGATTTTACAGCTGATAAATCATTCACATCATCAGATTTTTTAATTAATTTATTTATTACATATTGTGAATTTTGTATTAATTGGTTTACTATATTTCCATTCATTATATATTTAATATATAAAATCTTTATGCATCTAATAATTTAATGGATTATAATTAAAAATGCTATTTTCATACACTGTCACAACAAATACATCATTATACCCTTCGACATAAACACGATCACCGTTCATCAATTCATTGCAACCATATTCATTTGTGCAACTTTTACCATTACTACTTATCGGTAATTTTGTTGCAAAATTACCGCTGTTCATCATTGTATAATATTGCAATTTGTCACGATTACGTTGAATACGTCTACCCATCAAAGGAAGAATGGTATTCTCTGTTTTTCCACTAGATTTTGTCAAAATACCCTTTTGGGAATATTGAAAATCAAAATACACAGGAAATGCGGGGAAACCGTAATCTGTTTTTTCTGGCGGTGAGAAAGGATTACTTAAAGTATCAGGTTTGCGCGTTGATATTGAATTCTTTAAAAAAGGTAATGAATCATTGTTATCCGAAACTATTTTTATTTCAACGGTTGCGCCTAAGTTCTCTGAACTTCTTTGGCTATTTGCTGGTAAAAAATTGGATGTTCTGTTCTGCTTAGAAATAACCGAAACATACAAATAAATTAGAAAAATAGTAAGAATTATTATCATAAATAATGTCATATTTTCGACGCATATAACGCCTGGAATGCACTTTTTAGCCATATAATATTATATTATATTTTGTTTACATCCCCCAAGTTATTAGATCCCAAGGATATGGTATCAATTCTGGGACAGGTTCTGTCTTCCAAGGGAAGGTTGGTGGTGCCTTGGGTACAGGTTCAATATTGCAAGTATAACAATCTTCCATAACGAAATCAGGAAAATGTACTAAACTAATTCCGGACAATGATTTTATTTGACAATCAATCGCATAAATTGTTTCCCAAGCACTTCTTTCCATATCTTGCATACAAAATAACCAAAATACAAAACCAAATGGTAGATACAATACCTTACCAATGACATCTAAACAAAACCAAGGAATACAACCTGGAAAGTTACGAACCATTTTGGTCATACAATTCCATCCACTGGGTAAATATTTCACGAAAAAATCTGTCAATGTTTTATTGAAAAAAGTATCAAACATTATACCGATATTCGCTATATCATCAGCAATATCGTAATATTCTTGCTCTATAACCGTAAATAATATGAAAAAATTAATAATTGTAATAATTACAAAAATAATCGCAACAATACACCAATACAAATCCCATAACCATTTTAAAATATTATATATCATAGTTAATATTGCCATAAAATTATTAAAATAACCTTCGATAACCGCAATAAACCCTTCTATATCTGCTATAAACCCTGTAGTATCTGCAATTCCTCCTGTAAAATCAGCAATTAATCCTTCAAGATCAGCGATAGTCAATTCAATTTCATCAGTTGCAAATTTAGCAATATGCAATGGATTTATAATATCCCAAGCCAACATTGCTTATTAATATTATTATATAATTAGAAAGAAAGAATTTATACTACAACATATAAATTACCAAAGTTCTCCTCCGTCCCGAAACGGGAAGCTACCATTGCGCGGCGAGAACTTAGTAGTTGTGTCGAGCGTCCCTCGGATCAAAGTTATCTTAATATACACAATAATATAATGTTAAGATAAGTATTTTATTTACTAAATTTTTATTGCCATTGAATATCACGACCACTGGTAAATCCCTCCTTCATATTGCGCATACCTTCTACCTTATTTACTAAATCTGATTTCATTGTTTTCATACCTTCTAATTTGCCTTTTAATCCCTCGTATTTATTCAAAAAACCTTCCGCTTTTTCCAACAATGGACCTAATTGAGACATATTTTTCATTAATTTGTCTTGTGTAGACACTAATTCATCAGCCTTGGATTGCAATGATGCCATATCTAATTTTCCGTTACCTTCTGGACCCATAATAGTTGACAATTTATTTAATAAATTACTTGCTGAATCTGTTGTAGTAGAACTTATTGCCGAAGCAGCTGCGGGTGGAGAAGATGCTGGCACCGAAGCCTTGGGAGGTGCTTTTGCTTTGGGTTTTTCTGCGATAGTTTCTTTCACTGCTGTATCATCACTAGACTTATCACCCTCCATTGTATCAAGACCTTCACTTAATGTAGCCTTTCTACCTAATCTTATAATATTAGTAACAGCTAAGGATAAAAGTAAAACTACAATCATATTTTTACTGTAACACGTAGTTAAATAAGCTACAAGTGAAAAAATTACAATAAAAATGTATTCTTTGGACATTCCTAGCATTAAAATATAAAAAACAGACAAAAATGTTGCAAGATATAATAAAATTTTACTGCGTAATATAGGATATGATGAAGACAACATATTATTTGATATTTTGAACATATTACTATATATTTTATACTACGAAATTATTATATTCCTAAAATAGCATAATAATATTTATTGTTTTCGAAAAAACGAAATATATCTACTACCTAAAAATTCAATAATTGATGCAATAAAATACGACAAAATTAATATTAACGTTTTTTCTTCCAGATAGAAACTGATTAAAAATATAACTAAACCAAAAATAACAACATATGCATAATTATTAAATATGAGGGCAAATAAAATATCGACAATGCAAAAAATCAACACAAAAATATATAAATATCTATTGTCAATCGACATATATATATTTTAAATAAAGAATTTTAATTGTCTGGAAACAATAATTTATCCACCGTCGTTCTAACTGAAAAAATACGATGCAACGTTATACCCAATAAAAAAATAATTAGTAAAACCAACCAAAATGATTGCTTAATAACATACGAAATAACAAATGCTCCGATAATTGATTGAATGACATCCATTATCGCAACACCTAAAAACCGCTGCGAATGTATCCCTTTATGGGGTTCACCTAAAAGATTTTTATATTGGGATAAATCCATTTTATATATATTATGTACAAAAAAAACGTGATCATTAAACCCATTAATTAAACATTTTTAATTAAATTATTTAGCTGCAACAAAGTATTTATTAAAAAAACATAAAATCTATAGATTATATTATTTAGGGATGTCAAATCAAATAATTGAACCGCTGCTGCAAGAAGACACAAACCGTTACACAATGTTCCCTGTACAAGACGATAAAATTTGGAATATGTACAAAAAACAGGTTGATAGCTTTTGGCGTTGTGAAGAAATTGATACTTCACGTGATCTTAACGACTGGGAGAACCTGTCATCCGATGAGAAATATTTCATTTCTATGATTCTCGCATTTTTTGCAGCTAGTGACGGTATTGTAATGGAAAATCTTGCTACTCGATTTATGAACGATGTTCAGTTATCTGAAGCGCGCGCATTTTATGGATTTCAAATTGCTATGGAAAATATTCATTGTGTTGTCGGTGATACTAAAATTTTAACAGATGCTGGTTATTTTCAAATTAAGGATTTTGAAGATAAAACCGTTAATATTTGGAACGGCAAAGAATTCACAGATGTAGACGTCAAATATACAGGTAATCAGTCTATTTACAAGGTGACTTTAGATAATGGAATGGAACTTGATTGTACACCCGGTCATAAATGGTTAATCAGAAGGGGAAATCAATTACACCCGGAAAGATGTAAAACCGAAAGAATTGAAACACAAGATTTAACTGTAGGTGATGTTTTACAACATTTTGAATTACCTATAATTGACCGCGTTGATCCGAATGAATTTATGAATCCTTATATGCACGGTTTTTTTTGCGGTGATGGTTCGTATTGTAACAACTATCCAATTATTTATTTATATGATAAAAAAATGGAATTATTGGAACATTTTAAATATGACAGTTTGCAAACACGTGAAAACTCATATTGTTTTTATGTACAAAACTATATTAATAAACCTAAATTTGAAGTACCTATTAATTATAGCATTGGTACTAAATTGAGATGGTTGGAAGGTTACGTTGACGCGGACGGGTGTATTGCGCTAAATTCTACTAAAGATGCAACATCAATCCAAGCAACAAGCATTAATTTTTATTTTTTGAAAGACGTACAATTATTACTTACAACTTTAGGGATTATTTCAACTATTAATGTAGCGTGTAAAGCAATGAAAAAATATATGCCTAAAAATGACGGCACTGGTGAAAAAAGAGAAATCAATTGTAAGGAATTATATGTTTTATATATTTCTACAGTCAATGTTAATAAATTAATACAAATAGGATTCAACCCTAAGCGTCTCAATGTATTATTTTGTGAACGATTAGGCGATTCCATTAAAAAAGTAAGTTTGATTCGTATTAAGTCAATTGAACAAATTTCTGAAGATGAAAAAACATACTGTTTCAACGAGCCCAAAGAACATACAGGAAT